CTAAGAAACCTAGAGTGTTTAATTTCGTTTCTAACAGACCAAATAGCACAGCCTATACATTGAGTGGCAAAAGATCAGTTAAACAGTTTGCAGCCCAATATTTTAGCTTCAGTGTACAAATGCCACCAATGAAACAAGCAGATTTTCAGCAATACTATGCCTTCCTAGTTAAACAAAAAGGTAGCTTTGAAGATTTCACTTTTGAATATCCACTAGACAACTTAGGTGCTGATAAAGGAGAAACAGATATACTAGCTAATGGAGCACAAGCTGTCGGTGATAATACAATAGCTATGGATGGTTTCTCAGTCTCTACTACTGGTGTACTCAAAGCTGGTGATTTAATTAAATTTGCTAACGATAATAAAATATACATGGTCACAGCAGATGCCGATTCTAATGTTAGTGGACAAGCTACTGTATCTATCGAGCCACCTTTACAAGATGCTGTTGTTGATAATGAAGCAGTTACAGTTAATAAACCATCATTTACTGTTGCTTTAGTACAAGACGATGTTCTGTATAGCACTGATGCAGCAGGTTTCTTCACATTAAGTTTTGATGTTCGTGAGGTGTTGTAATGGCTAGGACATTAAGTTCTAACATACAAACACAAATAACCCAAGAAGGGATTAGGGTTGTTCATTTATTGAAACTAGATACATCAACATCAATCAAAGTCACCAATCATGTTAAAGATTTAGTTTATGCTTCCAACACTTACGAAGCTGGTGGTAATTTCTTAGATATAGCAGAAGTACAAGAAACTGGCTCACTAGAATACAGCAATCTAAATATCGGTTTAAACAATGTCACTGATGCTGTTAGAGATGTTTTTAAAGCACAAGATTATATTAGTAAGACTGCGACTGTATTTGTAGCTTTTTTAGATGCCAGTGAAAACATTATTGATGCTTATGAATACTTCAAAGGGACAATCGCATCTTCTAGTATTAGTGAAGCCAAAGAGGGTTTTAAAATAAATATTGAATTGGCTTCGCAATGGAAGAACTGGGAAATAAAAAAAGGTCGAAGATACACTCAAGCATCGCAAAACGAATATTTAGATAAAAATTCTTTAACAACCGATGTTGGTTTATCGTTTGCACATGAAGCCACTGCCAATGTGAGGTGGAATAGATAATGTTTAATAAATGGCAAAAATTCAAAAGCTATCTTACCAATAGTTTAGGAGAAGTTGGTGCTGGTGTACCTTTCGGTGCTGGTGGTGGTAATCCTTACTTAGCTGTTTTCTTAAGTGTAGGTAAGGCTATATTTAACTTTTTAAGCAAACCAGCAGTGCAACTATCTCTATTTGTGGCACAAGGGGTTATGTCGCACCAAGCAGCCATGAAAGCCAAAAGAACTGGTGCTGACATACTGCTACAAAAATATGGTACAGGTGGTGGCATACCAGTTATTTATGGGACAAGACGAGTTGCAGGAACAGTGGTTTATATGGAAACGCAAAACAACAGAGAGCTTTATGTTGTTTATGCGATTGCAGCCCATCAGATCGATAGCTTCGATTTGGAATCCATACATTTAGATGGTAGAACGATTAAAGATACGAAGATATATCGTCAAGGTTACGACATATCAGATGGCACAACTAGAATCAATTTTAGACCTAGTAGTGTAACTAGAGCATCAGGTACATTCTGGGGTAATACACCTGCTGAAAGAACTAACATAACAGACCCAGCAAATATTAATGACAATGCGAGAATGACATTTAACTGTCATAAAGGCACAACTACTCAAGCAGCAGACCCAATGCTAGAAGGCATACTAACTAATTGGACATCTAGCCATAAGCTGACAGGTATTGCTTATATTGCTGCTAATTACGAATACGATACACAAGGAATGTTTACAGGCATACCAAACTTAACCATTGTTGTTAATGGTAAGAAGGTCTTTGACCCTAGAGATACAGGTCAAACATTCAGCACAGAATCAACTTACACCCATTCATCCAATGCTGCTTTGTGTTTATTGGATTACATTACCAATGACGATTATGGTAAAGGATTAGGTACAAGCGATTTAGAATCTGATTTTGCTTCTTGGAAAACAGCAGCCGATGATTGTGATACATCTGTTGATACTATAGATCATACTGGCATATCGGTTGAATCAGCATCAACAGACAGCGATGTGATGATTATTGCCGATGCTAGTCAAGCTAAATTTAATAAATTAAAAGTTGGTAACAAATATACTGTTGATGATGGGACAACTACCTATGTCAATAGTAAAAAACTAATAGATAAGGACAGCACACAAATAGACCTAGATGGCTCTAATCCTTTTGCCATACTAAAACTTAAGTTTGAAGATGGTGCGATAGACAATGCCATTACTTCAGCTACATCTTGTGATTTTGCAGAAACACAAATTAGATTTGATTGTAATGGGGTGCTAGATACTGAAGAAACTGTATTGGAAAACACCAAGCTATTGATTGCCAATATGCGAGGGATTTTTACTTATGCTAATGGTAAATATCAAATTAAAGTCGAAGGTGCTGAAAGCTCAGTAGTCACATTAGATGAAGATGACATCTTAGAATCTGGCATCACATTATCTTTGGAAAACAAAGAAGCTAAGTACAACAAGGTAGAAGCTGAATTTTACAATGCACAAAAAAGGTACGAATCAGATACTACTTATTACACAGGTGAAACTTCAGACACATTCTTAGCAGACGATGGCAATGAAGTATTGGAAACTAGAATACAGCTACCATTCTGTACCAACCAAAGAATAGCTTACAACCATGCTAAAGGCTTATTAAAAAGATCAAGAAAACAAAAAACCATAACTTTTATAGCTACACCTAAAGTCTTAAAAGCTAAAGTGGGTGAAGTCATAACTGTTAGCAATACCAACCTTAATTTATCTAGTGAGCTATACAGAATCACCAACATGACTATCAACCCTGATCTAAATATAGCTGTTACTGCTATTGAATATCAAACCGATGTATATGGTTATGTCACCCCACCAGACGAAGATATAGATATACCAGATGACCCACCAGAAGGTAATAGGGTCGTAGCACCAACCAATTTAACATTCACTAATAAAAATGCCACCACAGGTGAAGCAGCAAAATTAACTTGGACTGATTCTACTAAATATCCTAGTTATGAGTTTAGAGTACGAATCATTGATGGTCTAAAGACTAGATACGACAAACGAGTTAAAGACACATATTTCTATTTAGATGGCATATCTGTTGCTAATGGATATGAAGCTAAAGTTTCAGCGATTAATGCGTTAGGAGTTGAATCTGACAGCACAAATATCACAGTCAATGTCACAACTGAGCCAATTACTACACCAGACATCAAACAAGGTTCTATCGGTGGCTTTAGCTTTACTGATAGCAAAATGTATCATCCTGTTGATGGTAGCGATACAGGTGTCTTTGAAACATCCAATGTCTATATAGACGACACAGGACAATTCTCACTTAAAGACAAACTATCTTTTGATGGTACTACCTTAGACATCTCAGGTAACTTGACAGTAGAAAACACCATAACTGCTGACAAGATTGTGCTTGATGGTATTAATTTAGATAATCTAATCAGTGCTTCTACACAATCTGGTTCAATTTATTTAACAGAATTTACAGGCATAAAAGTTGCCACAGCAGGTGCTACAAGTGGTTATCCTGCTCTTGTTAAATTGCAAGATGATCAAGTCACCAATGGCTTTACTGATATATTGCAATTCAGCAACAATCTAGTTTTTCGGACACATGGAAATACTACAAAAGGTGCAATGCGATTTGAGGGCAGACAAGGCATTACAGCCACACCAGTCGTTTATGGTGGCTTTGATACCGATGGTAATTTCCACATTAACTATACTGATGTCATATCTAGTGCCAGACAATTACAGAACATTGCATCGTTGGATTCAACCACAACAACGACCATCCAAAATGCTGTTAGTGCAGGATCAGGCACAACCATCAACAACAATGCCGACAATCGCATTATCACTGGTAGCAATACAGCCGACACTTTAAATGGTGAAGCCAATCTGACATTTGATGGGTCTGCTTTGGGTGTGACAGGGTCTATTACTGCTTCTGGCAGTCTAACTGTTACTGGTAGCAGTACAGCTGAAGATGCTATTAAAACTACTAATGGCAGATTGCAAT